GAAGACTTCCACGGCGACGGGAAAGGCTCCGATGTCGCAGTTATATGGACCAATCGCCTCTTGATGGATGGTGGGAACGCCCCGTGCGACGAGCATCGCCGCGAGTTCGCGCTCGTAACTGGAAATACGGAGAGCTCGCGCCTGCCGCGTCTGAGCGGCCAGGCATTGCTCAGCGAGGGTTTTGAGCCTTCCGGTGGCGGCGACATGAGCCGCAGCGGCCTGAGCCTTCCGTTCGTCGGGGCTCATCTTGGCAGCTCGGACAAGTCCCGCAGCGCTGCGATCCCGGGGAGCAATGCCGTTCTCGATGAGTCGCTGGCGAATAGTCCCGCGAGGTATCCGGAGTTCGAGCGACAGGGCATATTCGGACTTCCCGCCCATGTAAAGGCGGACCAGGTTGTCCTCGTCGACCGTCAACCGTTTCATGGATTCGTCTACAATCTCGAAACTGAGACTGGCTGGTACGTAGCTGAGTCCATAGTAACACACAACTGCGATTGCACCGTTGTGCCGGCTTAGGAGGGCTGAGAGATGAACCTGATCGAACGAATAAGGGCGGGGATCCCGGACGTAGAGCGGCGGTTCGTGCCGTCGGCCGAGCTGCGTGTCGACGACGGTGGTGAAGGCGAAGGCCCGAAGATCAAGGGGTTGGCTGCGGTCTTCAACAAGCTGTCCGAGGACCTGGGTGGCTTCCGGGAGAAGATCGCGCCGGGGGCGTTCGCGAAGACGTTGAAGGAAGCCGACGTGCGCGCGTTGTGGAACCACAACCCGGACTTCGTCCTGGGGCGGAACAAGGCGGGCACGCTCGATCTGGAAGAGACGGAGCGCGGCCTGTCAGTGGTGAATGAGCCGCCGGACACGACCTGGGCGCGGGACCTGCTGACCACGATGAAGCGGGGCGACGTCGACCAGATGAGCTTCGGCTTTCGGACGATCAAGGACGAGTGGGCGACGGAGGAGGGGAAGGACCCAATCCGGACGTTGCAGGAGGTGAAGCTCTTCGACGTCTCCGTGGTCACCTTCCCGGCGTACCCGCAGACGAGCGTCAAGGTGCGGTCGACGCTGGTGGACGCCGGGATCGACTTCGACGCACTGGCGGCGCTGCTGGCGCGCAGGGCGCGCGAGATCCCGGTGACAGACGGTGACCGGGATCTACTGAAGCAAGCAATCAACGTACTCAACAGTCATCTGGGCGAACCCGAGCCGTCCTTCCAGAAACCGGAAGGACACTCGGGAGACGGAGGTGAGATGCAGGCGGCGCGCAGCATCGTTGTCCTTCGTCGGCGCCTGGAGTTGGAGGAACTGGCCGTCTAGGGCCAGAACGAACGGCAAGACGAGGGGAGGCCCCGCTCACAAGGCGGGGTCTCCGGCATTTAGGAGGGCAGAGAAGAAGATGGATATCAACGAGCTGCGCAACAAGCGGGCGAACCTCATCACGGGCGCGCGAGGAATCCTCGACGAGGCGGACAAGCGGCCGGACCCGGCGCTCACGGCGGAAGAGAACACCCGCTACAACAAGCTGATGGACGATGCCAAGGGCCTCCAGGAGCGCATCCAGCGGCAGGACGCACTGGAGACCGAGGAGCGCGATCTCACGCAGTCTCAGGGTGCGGTGACGAGGCCGGACCCGGGCGACGGCGCGGCTGATGGTCAGCGCACAGCGCCGCGGGCGACGCCGGAGTACCGTGCGGCGTTCCAGAGCTACCTCCGCGGTGGGCGTGAGTCGCTGTCCGCGCTGGAGGTCCGTGCTCTCGCCGCGGACGACGATGCCGCTGGCGGATACACGGTGCCGCCAGAGCAGTTCGTCACCGAGCTGCTGAAGTCGGTGGACGACCAGGTGTTCATCCGCAAGCTGGCGACCGTGTACCAGGTCGACGGAGCGGAGAGCCTGGGCATCGTGTCGCTCGACGCGGACCCGGCCGACGCCGACTGGACGTCTGAGTTGGCGACGGGCAGCGAGGACAGCACGATGGCGTTCGGCAAGCGCCAGCTGACGCCTCACCCGCTGGCCAAGCGGATCAAGGCGTCGAACAAGCTGCTGCGGCAGTCGCGGCTCAACGCCGAGTCGCTGGTCAGGGACCGCCTGGCGTACAAGTTCGCCCTTACCGAGGAGAAGGGCTTCCTCACGGGCAGCGGCTCCGGTCAGCCGCTCGGCGTGTTCACGGCGTCGGCGCTAGGGATCAGCACGAGCCGGGACATCAGCACTGGCAACACCGCGACCTCGATCGAGACGGACGGTCTGCAGGAGGCCAAGTGGGGGCTGAAGCCGCAGTACCGCCGTGCGGCGCAGTGGCTCTTCCACACGGACGCCCTGAAGCAGATCGCGAAGAAGAAGGACGGCGACGGCCAGTACATCTGGCAGCAGGGGATCCAGGCCGGTGTGCCTGACCGGCTGCTGTCGCTGCCGTACAACGAGTCACAGCACGCGCCGAACACGTTCACCACGGGGTTGTACGTCGGCCTCCTGGGCGACTTCTCGTTCTATGCGATCGCCGACTCGCTGGGGATGACGGTGCAGCGCCTGGTGGAGCTGTACGCCGAGACGAACCAGGTGGGCTTCATCGGCCGCCTGGAGTGCGACGGCATGCCGGTCCTCGAAGAGGCATTCGTCCGGGTGAAGCTGGGCTAAGCGCCTGGCATCTGAGCAAGCGTAGGGGCGGGGCAATCCGCGAGGGCGGAGCAAGCCCCGCCCCTACGAGGAAACGATTCTGATCAGGAGGTAACAAGGAAATGCAGCTGAACAAGGGAATCAAGATCACCCGGGTGCTGAACGCGGTGCCGGCCGGCACGACGGACCAGAACGGCTCGATCCTGGACATGCAGGGCTACGAGGGTGTGCTGTTCGTGGCTCTCCTGGGGGCACTGACGGCGACGCAGGTGACCGCGCTTCACGCGCAGCAGGACACCGACGTTGCCGGTGGCACGATGGCGGACCTGCTGGGTAGCAGCGTGGGCCCGCTCGCCGACGGCGACGGCAACAAGTGCCTGGTGCTGGACGTGTACAAGCCGCGGGAGCGGTACGTACGTTGCGTCCTGGACCGGGCGACAGCGAATGCTGTGATCGACGGCGTCATTGCGATCCAGTACAGCGCCCGTGAGCGGCCGACGGCGCACGCGGCGAGCGTGGCGTTCAGCGAGAGCCACGTGAGCCCGGCGGAGGGCACAGCCTAACCAACCCAGCTCCGAGGCCCTGAAGGGCTACAGGGGGCGGTGGTCTCTGCCGGACCGCCGCCCCCTGGCAACAAAGGAGGACAGACATGGCAGACGGAACATACGGCCCGAAGGTCTACCGGAAGCAGGGCGGTGACGAGCAGGTCGTGGCCAGCGGCGGCAAGATCACGGTGGAGGACGGCGGCGCGATCGTCATACCGCTGGCCTTGAAGACCGACAACTACACCGTCCTGGCGAGCGAGAGCGGGACGACCTTCAAGATCGCAACGGACGCGAAGGTGTTCACACTGCCGTCCACCGCGGCGGGCCTGGGCTTCACCTTCATCAACAGCGGCGCAGACGGCGCTGTGTTACTGGCGATCTCGCCGGCGGCGGCGGACGCGATCCACGGCCGGGCGCTGACCTCGGTGGATAACAAGGACCTGCTGAACACGAAGGCGACGGCGAAGGAGGGCGACACTGTCACACTCGTCGGCGACGGGGTCGACGGCTGGTTCATCGTCGCCGTCGAGGGCATCTGGGCGAAGGAAGCCTAGCGATGAGGCAGGGACCATTTCCCAACATCGTCCAGCAGTCTGACGCCGCGCTGAACGATTCGGACAAGACGTTCACGGTCCCGGCTGGGAAGGCGTGGCGGCTGCAGATGCTGATGGCCAGCCTGATCAGCACGGCGACCGTGGGCAACCGGCAGATCAAGGTTGTGATCGGCGACGGCACGAACATCCTCTGGTCGAAGAACTTCGGAGCGGTGCAGGCGGCCAGCCTGACGCGGCAGTACTTCGGAGCGGCGGACCTGCCCAACGACGCGGCGTTCGACGCCGACGGGAACATTCGGATGGCGCTGTACCAGTGGGTGCTGCCGCCCGGGTACACCGTCCGGGTGTACGACAGCGCCGCGATCGCTGCGGCCGCGGACGACATGACCGTGCGGCTGCTGGTCGAAGAGATGACAGAGTAAGTCCCGGTAAACTCCGGGTTTCAGGAGGAACAGCGATGACGAGAGTGAGAATGCGTCTACTGGCGGCAGGGCCTTTCGGTGTGCTGCAGGCAG